GTTTCCCAGTCACGATCGGTCGGACCTTGAAAATCTGGTATGTTGTACTCATCACTGCCTCCATCACCCGAGACGTCACGCGAGTCAAGATGAAGGAGCAAGACGGTTTGCGCATCGGATGTATACTCTGTGGTCTGTGGCGTAAAATTGGCATTGTGCCTAGATGCTCCTTTAGACACGCGTACCTCATCCAAGTGACCTGTCATGAAGGCAGAAATATCAGGATTGCCTCCTAGGAGCACTTGTGTTGCTAAGTTTGGAACTGCTGCACTGGTAGAGGTAGAGGCCACAATAACACCGTCTACGAACAACCTAAAGTCATTAGCACTACGGGATACGGCTAGGTGATACCACGTACCTGTATTGAGGTTAGTACTGACAGCGCCCAAGTCGGTAGAGATGTCTATTACTTGTGAGCCTGCTGTGAAGACGTCAAACAGGAAGTTACTCTCGGTAGAGCCTAGAGCCCGGTAGACGAACCGTACTGCGTTATTGCCATCGACGCGTTGATGGTAGAGCACTTGGTTGGTCGTTGTTGGAATAGCATCCCAACGTGCCCACAGCTCAATGGCAAAGTCCGTTGAAGCAAAGTTCCAGTCAGCACTGTCTGGGATCGAAAGATAGTCGCTATTACCATCTAGGACAACAGCACTGCTGCCAAGTTTCTTCTGCCCGGTAGTTAAGGCAGCGGTTCCCTGCTCAGTCACCACGTGTCCCGTATTCCCGTCGTCCCTGATCTCAAGGGAGCCATCGGGACCATCCATGTGCATTAAGAGTTTAGTATCTCCGTCTAATCCTGCCACTAGAGCCTCCTAAGATTTAGTCTCTGGTAGTTCTTGTTCGGTAAATGTTTTAGCTGCAGCATCGAAATCGATGTAAGTAGCTGGTCCATCTTGTGTCGGTTGCGCTTCATCGTGTCGAGAGGTGTAGTAACGCACTGAACGTCCCGTCTTGATTGTGTCGTTTGTTGGGTCGTGTATTACTGATTTCTTACCTTCAATAAAGTTAAGGAGGGCCACAGCGTCAGCCTTGTTATTGAAGTCTATTTTTAGGTCGATGGTGTGCTTCGCCACTTGGAACCCTCCTTAAGTTACAGTGTATCCTGCAGCGTATGCTGAACAGGAACCTGTTGTATTTGTGAGCAACGTCAGAGATTGATTCGAGTTTAAGACAATTGGTGTTGTCGTCGGAAACACAAAGCCTCCCTTGGTTGCTAGATAGACGTTTGCCTTCTGTGTACCATCCGATCGAATGGATACGTTTAACGGCACATCAACGGAAACCATCAGATCGGTAATGTAGAGCGTATGAGCGCCTGATGTTTGAATGATGGTTGAGTCCTCAGTTGTTGCAACCACGAAGGCGTTGAACACACTAGCATGGGCTGTTGCTATTACAGACGGTGTATTGGATATATCAACCGTACCCGTCGATACTGTCATCGTGGGAGTGTTGACTACACTAACTGAGCCCGTTGCAATGGTTGCTACAGATTCAACAGCCACAGTTCCAGTCGATACTGTGATCGTTGGTGTGTTAATGATGCTCACCGTCCCTGTTGCAATCGTGGCTACAGAGGCAACTGTTACAGTTCCGGTTGCAATGTCGATGGTACCTGTCGCTACAGAGACAGTTCCTGTAGTGATAGCGCCTGCTGTAACGGTTCCAGATATTGCAAGAGCCGTGTATATGCCTCCAGTCGTACCCGATGCTCCCTGATCGATCTTAACGATCTGCAAGTTGCTCGTCGAGGTGCCAGAGACCACAGGATCAACTGCGACATTCGGTCCGGTTCCTGAGTTAATTGGTATATTTGGCATGGTTTCCTCCTACCAGTTTCCTTGACCGCTAAGGGCCGGGATGCTTGGGTCACTAAAAATGAATGGATCGTTGTAAAAGTCGTTAATGAATTCTGGATCGCGTATTGAGAAGCCACGCCCCTTTGGCATCCAATCAGGAAAGGAGCCTTCCTCAGCTTCCAGTTGCTCTTCAAGAAAGTCCATACCACGCTGTTCCCAGAAGCGATAGTCTTTCATCTCCTGCAGCCAGCCATAGCCGTAAGCTGTGGCAAAGGCAATGATGGCATCATCCAGATAGTTGTAGTCACTCTTATCGGTATCCTCATCCATAGGCGTTGGCCAGAATGAGTAATAAGCTCGCATAGTGTAAGTGTTATCAGGGATGCGAAACAGCTCGAAATAGTAATTGTTCTCCGTCTTTCTTGGGATGTAGAAGACAGGAATTGCCGTCGTCAAGGAATCCGGCTTTGGTGCAAAACGGTCGACCGTCTCAGGCATACGCAACCTCAACTTACGAGAGTTTGTGCCGTCCTCCAACCTTAGTGTGTAGATAGCACGAAACCTGTCAGGGAAGGCATAGTCCGACTGATTAGCCGTTGTCGAGGCTGTTGCTTCCCTGAATAGGAGTGAGTTTTTACGTGCAATACGCATACTGGCACGATTGAGCCAACGGTTTCCCATTGTCTCAAGGGTTGTGCCAGAGCGCATTTGGGCGGTTGCCGTTCTACTTATATTATCGAGCACCTCGTTACGCATCTGTTGTCTAGTTAAGACTCCAGCCATAAGGCCTCCTTACGCTGTACCAATTAGTGTACCAATATTGGTTCCTGAGCTCACTGTTAAGTAGGCTTGGGTTGCGGTTGCCCCTGCAACAACGGTGACGATACCGTGTGTCGCAATGGTTCCCGTTCCCGAGGCTACTGCAACAACCTTAGCTGGATAGCGGAATGAGTGCTTGTTCTTGAATGCTAGTTCTGATGCTCGTCGTCTTTTTGACATAATGAATCCTTTCGTTAGTCTTGAATCCTAGACGGGGGTACTAACGACTCCGCCTTTTGTGTTTCTTAGCGACTCGGCTTGGTGACAAGTGTCATTGAGTCGTTGTTCGCTTTAGAGACTGCGCCATCTTGCCCTACAATGGTTGGGCGTGGTTTGACACGTTGTTCTGTCTCGCGCATCTTATTGTACAAGAGTTTCTGGTGGACGTCCATTGCTTGTGGCGATAGGTGAACGACACCTTTGCCTTGTTGCGTCTTAATCATACCCATTTGAGAGTAGTGGGGCTTCGTGTGATCCGTGATGCCAGCGTGATTTAGGCGAATACCCATGTGAGCGTATTCGGTCATTCCGGCTTCAATTAGGCGATCAGCAAACCAGGAGTCTGTTGGATACTTGTTGGTGCAATGAAACCAAGGCTCCTTGATCTTATCGAAGACAGAGAGCTTCATTAGTGTGAAGGCAAAAGGGATCAAGTCTGCTTGTTGAATCAAGTTGTCTTGTTCGGCACCGCAATTAGGGCAGTACTTTAGGTCCCAGTGAGATAGTTGAAAGTCGCACTTTGTACACAGACAAGGAATCTCATAAAGGCGATACATGGAGGTGTCAACCGGCATATCGATCACCTTCTTATCTGGCTCATAACGACGAAAGACGCATTGGGCATGTGGAAATTTGCTTGCGTGCATAACCCCGCCAATTACGTCTTTATCAGCCTCAAGGAGTTTATCTAGGTCTGCTTTTGTGACGTCGTAGATATCATCATCCATAAAGAGGATATGGGTGCATTTGTTGTGTTGCGCTACCTTCACAAGTTCCTCCTCGGCCATATGTACTGGGCGGCGGTAAGCAAAGTGGTAGCCTACCTCGTATCTAGGGTCGCGGTTTAGGTTGAGCTCGGTCCAGAACTTCAAAAAGGAGCAGAAGAATTCATACGATACACTCAAAAGAGGTATGGCGATCAGGATACGAGATACGCCTTCTTTAGGTGGCTCAACTTGGCTTGCTGTAGGATCAGGTAGTACGGTTGTGTGCCCTTCACAGTCTGGTCGTGGAACCTCATGCGGTCTGCCATCGGGTGTCTCTTTAGGTAAGTCTAAATTTGGATACTTAACTTCGGGCATACCATTCATCATGCCACGGATTTGGGCGTTGAGCTCCTCGAGTTGTATCTTAAGTTGCTCATTTTCCCTTTGTGCTACGTAAAGGTCGGATTGTCTTGGGTTTTTGTTGTCGCTAGACATGTTTAATCTCCTTGGTGTTGAAGAGAGGGAGCACCAAGGCCCCCTCTCCGTATTCGCTTGTTATCGTTCAATGGTTAGTGTAACTGGATTGGACTCGCCAGCAGTTGCAGCTAGTGGTGAGTTCTTACCGATAATTGTGACGTAATCGACAAGGGCAAATCCAGTTGAGCCAAGAGTTCCTGTTGCTGAGAACGCGCTTACCCCCCCTGTGGTTCCAAGACGTAGGGCAGCAGCAGCAGGTGTTGCAGCTACGTGATGAGGTGCAGCTGGTCCCCAAGTTTGAAGCCAGAAGTAAGCTCCAGATGTTACATTGACTGGAGCAACTCCTACAGGTGCGTCGAGGGCCTCAGAGCCAACAAAAACGTTCTTGTATTTATTCTGAACCAGGAAGTAACCAGTTCCTGATGTAATCGCTGTTTGCAAGCGGTCGTAGAGAACAACTTCGAATCCCGCACCTCCAGAAGAGTTGCTTAGGACACGGTAGAGTTGTCCTTCTCCTGCACCTGCAGCTTCACCGAAGTAGCCTTCCTCATAAAGGTTGGCTGCAACATCAGCAGATGAGGTGGCAGAAATCGCTTTAGCATCAGCACTTGTTGCGGCAACAGCTAGGATGCCGGATTGGTGAGATGCTGTTGGGGATGTAGAGCACAAGACCTGTCCTGCATTAACGGATGCAGATGCCTGTGCGTAGTAGAAAACACGGTCTCCTACTTCAATACGTGTTCCCAAAGGCGCTTTGGCTTCCGTGGATACCGCATAGATGGATTGATCTACGGGGATCGTTGGCTGCCAATTCGTCTTGTTTGATGGTACGCTCATGTTTCCTCCTTTGGCTTTTAGGGAGCAGGTTAAGCTCCCCGCTTGAGATTTACCCCCTCAAGCTAGGCTGCCTCAAGGGCCCCATTGGCTTGGGGCCCGGAGACTAGATTTATGCTGCAATGCCTGTCATGACACCGAGAGACTTTCGTCTATCGGAGATCAATTCAGTCTTAACTACGATTTGCGCTACACGATCTTCAACCTGGTTAGGAATTGGCTTCCAGGCTGTCATCATGAAGTTGATATCAGGATCAATCTTCAAGGCGATGTTGTCTGATCGCATCATGTACATCCGGCCAGATGGGCATCGAGAAGACCACATAACTGGGATACCTTTCCAGTTGTTAGGTCTTGCACCTTCTGGATCGTTGACGCCAAGGTTAACAATTTGGCGTTGCTCAAGAACTTCATCGTCATACAGCTCGGATACTGTTTGAGTTGTGACGATCATGTTTGGCATTTGACGCATCTTTGATTCTGAGATGGTGTTTGCCAAGTTTCGCATGTCGCTCAAAAGATAGACGGATGCAGCACCAGTTGCAGCTTTGGTGCGGTTTCGCCACCAGGAATATGTTAGCTGGTTGATATTACCTACAGAAACGTTATCTGTTGGAGATGTATCAATTAGAGCATCAATTCCAAGTGGGTCCTTATTGCTGTTTCCTGTTCCATCACCGAAGAGGTAATCCTCGAACTTATCAGTGAGAGAGTCGCGCAAGTTGTTGATCTTGCTGTTTGCCAAGTTGATGTGGGCTTGGCGAGACTTGTTTTTGGCATCATCGGTGAAGTAGCGAACAATTGAGCCAGCAACGAACTTCCACTCGTATTGAGCAACAGTCAAGAATTTGGTGTCACTAATAGAGATGGTATCGCCCTTACCTAATGAGGTAATCGTCTCGTTCTTAGCGTAGGAAAGGTTAACCTCCAAGAATCGTCCACCTGTACCGTCTAGCTGGATGCCGTTACGTCGGCGCATCTCAGCATAGAAGGGAGAGGCATCGAAAATCTGATCGACTACTCTCTTGGCGCGATTGTTGAAAGTTGTGGTGTAGAGGTCATCTAAGACCTCGGTTCTGTTTGGTACGGACATTTGGGTGTCTCCTTAAAATTTATGTGAGAGACATCACTAGATTGTATCTCCAAGACCAGGATACTTTTCCTTCAAGGCGTCGTAAGCGGCATCTCCTGCTTCCTTCTCGTCCTTGTACTCTTTAGGTTTCAGGTCATCCTTTGGCACACCACCACCAGGCTTTTCAACACCTTTGTGGGAGGGTGCATCAGGTTTTTTAGGATCGTCTTTACCATCTGATTTTTCTTGGGCTAGACTCTTGGCGACTCGATAAGCGTGTTCGAAGGTCATGTTCTGACCTCCTTCACTCTTTAGGATGCGTCCTATCTCATCTTTATAGTCATCGAAATCCGAGTAGGTGGCGCGTACCTCAGCAAGTTCTTTTTCTGCGCTCATGCTTTGAAGTGCTACGCGCAGGTTGCCGATTTCCTTAACGAGTTCTTGCTTCTCAGCCTTAGACTGCTCTCCAACGGCGCGTGTGATATGAGCAACGAGTTGTGAGTTCGTCATCTTATCAATGTCACCAGTTGAGAGGTCTTCTAAGCCTTCTGCCACCTTTTGCTGCGCTTGCGTAGGTTTAGGAGTCTTCTTACTGTCGAGAAACTCTAGATACTCTGGAGTTAGAAGCTCTTGGTTAGCCTTCTGTAAGTCGGCCTGCAGTTGGGTGATGGTTTGATCCTTTTCGCTTACCTGTTTGTCATGATCCGTCTTGGGTACATAATCATCCAAGTTGATGTCTTTTGGTTCGTTGTCGTCTGGCATCTTATCGCTCCTGTTGTGGGGAACCAGCAGTTTGTGGCTCCGGTGATTGCTCTTGTTTTTTCTCGCTTGTGGAAGAGGCTCGACGGATGTGAAGATTGCGTACCATGTAGGCTCGACGTAACGTGTTATGCAGGTTCATCACGTCTTTTCCTCTCCAGTTGCCTTGAAACTCGAATCGTGGGTGCTCGCAGTCGAGCTCGACGATGATTTTACGTTTCTTAGCATTTGGATTGCCTACAACAACCTCAACTCCTTTGCCGAATACAACTTCTGGCGCCTTCCTTTGTTTGGTGTCTGTTTGACTCATTCTCGCTTCTCCTTGTTTTGGAGTTAATAGGCACGAGAGGACATCTCAAGTCCCGAGCCTTGTGATTTGTGCTTCAAGAGGGCACGTGGAGCTTTGCCATGTTTCTTGCATACTTCAATTAGCTCTTTGCGTCCTCCAGTTATCTTGATCGGGTCCCAGGCTATGTGCTCCCAGGTACCGTTCCAAATTTCATCATCATCTACGATACGTCGACCACATGGAGTACCTTTGAGACCTTTTTCTGCAACCAGAGCCGCTTCCTTTTCACAAACGTCGTCGCAGTAGCCTTGTTGACCGTCATGCAGGCGCTTTCCACAGTTTCCACAGTTTGTCCACAGGGTCTCTGGCATCTAGCCTCCTAAGATTAGTTTAGTCACAGTGTCGAGTGCGCCAATCAGTGTTTGTGTGATCTCAAGTAGTCGTGTGTAGATTCCGTATTGCATGAATTAGCCTCCTATGAATACTGCTGCGATTTCTTTAGCTGCCTTAAATAAGATGCCACCTACCTCTATCAAGTGTCCTAGTGCGAATATTGATCCCATGGTACTACCTCCCTTTTATTATACAACCTAAGTCAAGCATTAGCCTACAGCTTGTTGAATCTGAGCCAACGACTGTGGCGATATAGCCTGTCCTGGTGTTTGTCCCGCACCCCCTGCAACAGCCTGGAGTTGTGACTGTCCTTGAGCTGATTGTGCAAGGAGTCTATCAATGTCGATGCCCAAATCTGTGAACTGCCCGAAGAATGCGCGTTGGATTTCAGCGGGTACGGGAAGTCCTTGCCGAACAGCACCTGCATTCATGGCAGCCCAGCCTTGGGCCATATCGGATGCGCGTTGCTTCTTTGTCTCAGTATCGATTGGTGCGCCCTCTTCTACTTCGATATGGATGTCGTACTCATCACGTATTTGGGGTCCCGTGAATTTGAGCCACCATTTGGCACCGTCGGGGCCTACGATCTCAGCCACACGTTCTTCTGTCCATTGAGAGAAGATGACTTGGTTAACGTCCATGATAACACGCTTAAGTAGGTCGGCCATGGCATCTCGGCGCTCATCAAGCCTAATGCCCATCGATTGGAATACACGTTGGGTTTCGGCAGCAGATACGTGGGATTTGCCTTGGAACTCACCTTGGGCTACACGAGAGAATCCAACAGTCTCACGCACATCGCCCTTCACAATCTCGCCCATTGCAGCCAAATCACTTAGGATGCCTGAGGCGCCTGGGTTGAGTGGGAGTACGGAATCACGTAGCGCGTTATCAGCATTTATCTCAACACCTGCTTGGACGTCCTCGTTAGTCAACTTTATAAGTTCTTCCCTTTTGATAGCGTTCTTCTTGTAGAGGAATTTGAGGATGTCGATTCGTCGGTGTTTCATAGCTTGTGTTCGGATGTCCATCAGCTCAAGAAGCTGTGGCTCAATTACACGTGCATCCGGGACTCCGTAGATGTAGTCACTATCCTCATTGAAGACAAGGGTTTCTGCAGGAAGGCCAGACATTTGCAGTTCGTCATCATCGTTGCGTAGGAACTTGTCGTGGTTATGCGTTACGACGTAGACCTTTCCCTTGCGTGCGTCATGGATTTGAAAGCCTTCGACCCACTCCTCAGACTTCTGTAAGCCTTGGGAATCTACTGGGTCCTGGAATGTCCCGCCCTCAGGTGATGTGCGCATTGGGGTAAAGGTACCTGTTAAATCTGAGACGTTGCCCTTGTATTTTGAGTCTGCCTTCATATCGCGCAGTGGACGAAAGAAGCGTAAGGCTACCCATTCAGCAGAGTCACGGGATTCGCAGCCCCAAGGCCAAATGATGTCTTCCGGTCTTGCACGTAGGTACCAAGGCATACCAGGTGAGACTCGAGATTCAAATTCGATACGATCACCCACACGGTCAAACTGGCTCATTGAGAAGCGTTGTTGTTGAGTGAATTGTTTGGCATCAAGGCCATAGAGTGAGTCGTAGCCAAAGAAGCCGCCAGCGATCCCGGCTAAGAAAGCATCTTGGGCCATCTTGCGCAGTTGCTCCTTAATTCCCATACGCTCAATAATCCAATTATCGATGGTCTGCAAGAGGCGTGCATGGATGTCGGCCATATCAGCAGGGATGCGTCCAGCAAATAAGCCCACAGCACGTGGTGTGATTGAGACACGTGGATTTTTGAAGTAGACTTGTGGAACCATCGAGCGTAGTGTGGAGAATACGATGTTGACAGGCATTGTTCCTGCTCTGAATTTATGACGGTAGTAATTTTTGTATCGCCACCAGTTATTTGAGCCTGCAAAGCGTTGTTGGAAGCGCTGGCCATCACGTATTCGGTCTTTCCACTCAGATACTGTTAGGGTTTTAGCCACGTTACGCTCTCCTTAGTGTATTGTGCAACCAAGTTGCAGATTTAGTCGATAATTTAGCCACGGGAACCTCCACTATTTGCCAGAGCGCGTTGACGTGCGAAATCACGAACTTGGGATGGACTCATTGATTTTGCTGCACGTTGTGCTTGTGGGGAACCTGTAGCCTTCCCGAGTTGGATGGCTCGCACAAGGCCCATGAAGCGTCGTTGTTTCTCAGATTTTGCTGGCACTAGCGTCTCCTTGGTTTCATATTGTTAAGGGCACGGAGTCTGGAGTCACGTTTGGTGTTACGTTTGCGTGATCCACCTTTTGCTGCTGTTCCTTTATATCCTACTCCTGCTGGCATAATGTCTCCTTAAGTTACTATTGGGATGTAGTAGCCCATGACCGTCATAAATATGTTATCGTCCGTCGTCTTAGCATTGACGAACTTGCCCATTCTCACTAATATATTCGTTGGCAAAAGTGTTGCGCTTTCCCCACGCACCATAGCCTCTTCGTGCAATATCTTATCCGAAGTTGTGGTGTCAGGAAGCGCCGCTTCGTAAATCTCAACTGTTGCATCAACCGTGGTGCTGACATTTCGATCAGCTTTAATACGCATGCCGGTTATCACGAACTGCATGCCCATCTTAGGTTTGTAGAAATTATAGGCTGTGTTTACCTCAGCTAGCTCGATGAATTGCGTTTCATCATATTCGTAGGGTGCTACAATCAGCTGCCCACGTTTTGTGACCGCTACCTTCGAGCGTTGTTTACCTCCTCCAAGGATCGTGACTGGGAAAC